CTATGAGACTGGTAAGCAGCCTGTAAAGATGGGTGAGAACTATTTCGCCTGTCCTCGGTGCGGGAAACGAACAGGTTACAATCACACGCACTGCCATTGATGCGGACAGCTAATGATATGGAGGTAGAGAACATGGGAATAGTAGACGCTTTCACAGCGGAGGCAAGAGTTGAGCTTAAGGTAAACGAGCTCATGAACCTCATGAAATATACGGCAAAGGCAGAGGTCATATATAATGGCGTCAAGGCAAATGTGCCACACAAGTATTTAAGAGCGTGCATAAATGGAAATGAAGAGAAGGAGGTAGAGGACAATGTTTTTGAATGAGAAAGTACTGAACAACTTAATGAAACAGGCATACAAGACAGACGGACTGGTTATAGCGCAGAATGAAGATAACTGGGTATACATAGCAGGAAGATTCTGGGAGGCAGAGATCAAAAGAGAATATATCCCGAAGCAGACGCTTGCGAACATAATAGCACTTGCCGGTGAGCTCCCAGAGCCGGGAGAGAGATTCCGATCAGACAAGCAGGGCAATCAGTATGAAATGGAAATGCCTATGAGCATAGATGTTAAACCTTACACAATGGGACCGCTCACCATCACAAATACGCTCCAGATAGGCACAGCCGGTACAGTGCAGAGATACCTTCAAGACACAGACACTGGAATGCTCTACTTGCTCAACGAGGCATTTATCAACCTGAGAGAAGGCAGCATTGACGAGAAACATGGAGAATATGCACCATCTGATCCGTTCTACAGCAAGGTAGGTGTGCTCTGGCAGAATAACATATGTCGCTGTCATGCGGCATTCCGTCGTGATAAGCAGAACGAGAAGACACTAGAAGCCCTGAAAGGTGTAGACCTTACACCTTCGACACCGGAGGATATGGAATGATGTACCCTAAGCCGGTATACAAGAAAAAAAGAAAACAGCATAAGCCGTCAATCCTGCAGTTTAAAGACGGCACCTGCTATCTGTGCACAAGACTTAACGGAGACTACGGAAGAAAGCCTCTGCAGGAGCATCACATATTCGGAGGGCCAAACAGAATACACTCTGAGGCATACGGCCTCAAGGTGTATCTGTGCATAGAGC